TCGTGAAGTTTTATGTGGTGTACCTGTGGCTCACCATGCGTCACGGGCAACACGGGCTGGCTGCTTGTGACTGCAACATAGTGAGGCAAAATGATCTCACCAGTGTTCAAATAAAAAGAAAGTAAGAGCTACAATGGAAGATAAAACATTAATAGATTGGACAGCAGTATCTGTAGCTTTAGGGGCTTTCTTCGAACTGCTACCTGCTATTAGCGCGATACTTTCCATTGTTTGGCTTAGTCTGAGGATATACCAAACAGTTAAAGAAATAAAAAAATTCAAAGGATGACCATGATTTTAAGAGGGGTAAAGTATGGAACTAGATTTCAGATTTCTCCTCACACTAGGTACAGCTTTAGCTAGTGTGGTAGGGGCCGCAGCTATTGTTAAACAAAAAGTTTTAACTCTAACTTCGCACCTTGAAGATATAGAACAACGCATAAGAAACCAAGCACACAGCATAGACAAGTTAAACACAGCAGCAGAAATGCAAAGACATAGGACAGATATCCTAGCATCCATGAGTTCCCCCGATAAACTAAAGCAAGAGCACTACGAAGTAGCTACTCTTATAGCTAAGGTTCAGGAACATGAAAAAGAACTAAACAAACTAACCAGTAAGAGTTGAGTATGTCAAGTAGAAACACAATTGGTACGGCTCAAAGACCAACACCTGTCAAAAAGAAAACTAGCATTGGAATGTCTGTAAGGTCTAGACCTACCAATAAAAGTAAGAAAAGGTCTTTTAAGAAGTACAATAGGCAAGGTAAGTAATGCTAGAGGAAATAAGGCAAGCAGCAGAATCTGATCTGAGTACTTTCATTAGCCTTGTAGCTCCTGAACAAGTACTAGGTCAGTGCCATGAGGATGTAATCTCTTGGTGGACAAGAGAGGATGCTAAGTCTCATCAGCTTCTGTTGTTTCCTCGTGACCACGGCAAGAGTAGACTTATTGCCTACAGAGTAGCTTGGGAGATTACAAAAGACCCTACACTTAGAGTTCTGTATATCTCCGCTACAGCTAACCTAGCTGAGAAACAATTGTCTTTCATTAAAGGCATTCTAACTTCTCCTATATACAGAAGATACTGGCCAGAGCATGTTAACGAAGAAGAAGGAAAGAGAACTAGGTGGACAGTATCAGAGATTAGTTTAGACCACCCGTTGCGTAAGAAAGAAAACATTAGAGACCCTTCAGTTTTTACAGGAGGTCTCACTACTTCTCTCACTGGCTTACACTGTGATATCGCGGTACTAGATGATATTGTTGTTTACGAAAATGCTTACACACTCGAAGGGCGAGAAAAAGTAAAAAGTCAGTATTCTCTCCTCTCATCTATCGAAGGTTCAGACGCAAGAGAGTGGGTCGTAGGAACTAGGTACCACAGCAAAGACCTCTACAACGACCTGATGCAGATGGTTGAAGATATTTATGATGACAACGGAGAGAAGGAAACTGAGCAGAGTATCTACGAGGTACTTGAAAAGGCTGTAGAAAGCGAAGGGGACGGAGCAGGAGAGTTTCTGTGGCCTAGGCAAAAGAGAAAAGACGGTAAGTGGTTCGGTTTTGATAGGCAGATTCTAGCTAAAAAAAGAGGACAGTATTTAGATCGTGGCCAGTTTAGAGCACAGTACTACAATGATCCTACTGATCCAGACAATGTACCAGTCCGTAAAGAAAAATTTCAATACTTTGAAAGAAAGTTCTTGACAAGAGATAATGGAGTATGGTACTATAAATCTAATAGGTTAAATGTATTTGCTGCTGTAGACTTTGCATTTTCTCTCAGTAAGAAAGCAGACTACACAGCAATTGTAGTTATAGGTATTGATTCCGAGAACAATGTTTACGTACTGGACATTGATAGGTTTAAGACAGATCGGATCAATGATTACTTTGACCATATACTTCAATTGGTAATGAAGTGGTCTTTTCGTAAGATTAGAGCAGAAGTTACGGTAGCTCAATCAGCTATTGTAAGACAACTAAAAGATTTGATTAGACAACATGGTTTGTCTTTGTCGGTAGATGAGTTCAGACCTAATAAGTCACAGGGTAATAAACAAGAACGTATTTCTGCTGTGCTTGAACCTAGGTATGATAATCTTCAGATATGGCACTACAAGGGTGGCAACACTCAGTATCTAGAGGAAGAGTTAAGCACACGAAATCCAGCCCACGATGACGTGATTGATGCTTTAGCTTCAGCAGTTGATATGGCAATAAAACCATCATCAAGTGTAATTAGAAATAAGAAGAGCAACATCATCTGGGCTAACAGTAAATTTAGAGGTGCAGCTTAATGGCAGGCGAAACTTTAGACTTAGAAAACATTATCAATCCAGATCAGCTAGCTACTGAGATTGGTAACAAATGGCGTGAGTGGGATAACCTACGTTCTACTAAGTTAGAAGAATGGAAGGAGTTGCGTAACTACCTCTATGCAACTAGCACTAGTACTACGTCTAATGCTGTTTTACCTTGGTCTAACACCACAACTACGCCTAAGCTGACTCAGATCATGGATAATCTCCATGCTAACTATTTTGCTTCCTTGTTTCCACAGAACAAGTGGATGAGATTTGAGGCACATACTCAACAGGATAATCTTAAACGTAAGAGAGACACAATCCAAGCGTATATGGAAAACAAGATTAGACAATCTGATTTTGTCAACATCGCTTCTGATTTGGTTTACGATTACATTCAGTACGGTAATTGCTTTGCCACAGTAGAGTGGGAAGACAGATACAAGATTACAGAAGAGGGGGAATACACGCCTCAGTATGTTGGACCTAAGCTTGTAAGAGTTTCTCCTTATGATATTTGCTTTAATCCTGTAGCTGCGTCTTTTGACAAGACACCTAAGATCATTAAGAGTATCAAAACTCTTGGTGAGATTAAGAGAATGATTAAAGATAGTCCTTCTAATGATTACATGAATGATGTTTTTAAGAGGATGACTGGAGTTAGGGCTGCTGTTAGAGGCTCTGACGGAAATGTTAGTAAGGCTGACGGTTTTATTGCGGATGGATTTTCTTCTATTCAGCACTATTATGAATCGGATTACGTGGAGGTACTAACATTCTATGGTGACATATACGATTACACTACAGATGAACTCCTTGTCGATAGACTCATTACTGTTGTCGATAGGGCTTACGTTCTAAACAATGTAGAGAACCCATCTTGGCTAGGCACTGCCCCCGTGTTTCATGCAGGGTGGAGACCAAGGCCAGACAATCTCTACGCAATGGGTCCTTTAGATAATCTTGTGGGTATGCAATATCGTATTGACCACTTAGAAAATCTAAAAGCAGATGTGTTCGATCAGATTGCGTATCCAGTTATGAAGATAAGAGGTGACGTTGAAGACTTTGATTTTGAACCTGGAGCTAGAATTTATCTGGGAGAAGAAGGTGATGTAGGATACCTTGTTCCTGACAGTACAGCACTACAGGCTGACTTTCAGATTAATGCTCTTGAGAACAAGATGGAGGAGATGGCTGGTGCTCCAAGACAAGCAATGGGTATTAGAACTCCAGGTGAAAAGACTGCCTTCGAAGTTCAAACTCTACAGAACTCAGCTTCTAGAATTTTTGAACACAAGACGGCTCACTTTGAAAGAACTTTCATTGAACCTATTCTCAATGCAATGCTGGAAGTAGCTCGTAGATATATGAACATGAGCGACACACTAAGAGTAATTGATGACGCAACTGGTGTCGCTTTCTTTAGAGAGATCACAAAAGATGACATTATCGCATCAGGAAAAATTGTCCCTGTTGGTGCGAGACACTTTGCAGAAAGAGCACGACGTGTACAAAATCTCACACAACTATTCCAAATTAAAGCAACAGATCCTAGTGTTGCAGCTCACCTATCTGGTAAAGAGCTTGCTAGAATTTTGTCGGAAGAGTTGGGCGAACCTTCGCTCTTCTCTGAAAACATTGCTGTTGCGGAACAGCTTGAGACTCAAGAGCAAGTTCAAAATGCTCAAGTTGTCAATGAAGAAAATCTTATGCAAGCATCTGAGCTAGGTATCTAATGAAACAAGTTTGGTTTAGAGGCACTAAGCATGAAGACAAAGATCAGAGAAGAGTGCAAGTTCTACACTATAGAAACGCATTCGATGAACTGAAAGATATTCTTAGCACTCACTACAAAAGAAAGCAGAGTGTTAGGGATTACGGAGAGCCTGGATGGGAACTTCGTCAAATAGCTGTCAACGAGTACAACCAAGTAATTGATGACATCATTGATCTAATTACCTTCGAAAAGGAATAACTATGTCCGTATTTAATACTGATGGTTCTGAAACCGAGCAGGACAATCAGACAGAGCAAGTTCTTGGAGATAGCCAACCACAGTTGTCTTTTTTGAATAAGCTTGTAGAGACTAAGGGAGAGCATTGGCGTGATCCTGAAACCCTAGCTAAAGGAAAGCTTGAGGCTGACTCTTATATTAATGACCTAGAAAGTCAACTAGCTCAACTAAGAGAAGACTTGAGTAAACAAGACTACGCTAAGACACTGCTCGAACAACTTCAGAATAAGGCTGCGGAAACCACTAACGTAAAATCTGAAGTACAGTCCAATAATAATAACAGTGGCGCTGAAACTGAAGGCAACACCAGCCGAGAAGTGAGTGAAGATACACTAAAAAGCCTTGTTGAACAGACACTAACAGAACGAGAGCGTAACAATACAGTTAAGCAGAACCTCGACTCTGTTAATCGTCAACTGGAAGATAAGTTTGGAACTGAAGCTAAATCCAAAATTGAACGTAAGTCCAGAGAACTAGGCATCTCTGTTCAACGTATGCAAGAGATTGCTTCTGAATCTCCAAGTGCTTTCTTCACGTTGATTGGTGAACAAGTTAAACCACCACAGCCTATGGTAAGTGGTTCTATTCGTACTGAAGGTGTCAACATGCAAAAGTCTGACGAAAGGAACTGGGCTTGGTACCAGAACCTAAGGAGGACAAACAAAAATGAGTACTACTCACCAAAAGTCCAGCAGCAAATACTTGAAGATAGAAAGCGCTTGGGCGATAAATTTGGTTTGTAGTTCTTTGTCCCAAAACAAAGCTAAATAGGAGAAAACCAAATGGCTATGACCACTGGTAATGTTGATCTCCTCACTCGCGGCGAAGTATGGTCCGGTGAGCTTAAGGAGATCCTGCGCGATGAAATGATGGCGCAGAAATATGTGCGTATGTTGTCTGACTTTCCCGATGGAGATACTTTCTATATTCCTTCGATTGGTCAGGCACAGGTTGATGACTACGCTGAAGACACGGCTGTTGCCTATCGTCCGATGGACACTGGGCAGTTTACCTTCACTGTAGATAAGTATCTGTCTTCGGCTACTTACATCACGAAGAAGGCTGAACAGGATGCTTTCTATTCGGCTCAGTTGATCTCACGGTTTGTTCCTGAACAAGAACGTGCGGTTATGGCTCACTTTGAAACTACTACTCTTGGTGCTCCTGAAGTTGGTGTTTCTGCCAACTCCAACGAGTCGATTGATGGTGTAGAGCATCGTTGGGCTGGCAGTGAAGCTGCTGGTCGTATCACCGTTGAGGACTTTGCCCGTGCTCGTTATGCACTGAAAAAAGCAAATGTTCCCGACGTAAACCTGACCGCTATTGTTGATCCTTCGGTGGAGTTTGAGATTAATAAGATCTCTAACATCACCAATATCAGCAACAACCCTCGGTGGGAAGGTGTTGTACGTGATGGTATCGCAACTGGTATGAAGTTTGTAGCTAACATCTACGGCTTCGATGTCTATGTTTCGAACTACCTCGCTGACGCTACTGACTCTGCTCTGCCGCAGCCAGATAACACGACGATTGACTTTAGCAGCACCAACGGAAAAGTTAATCTTTTCTTCTCGGCTGATGCTTCTGTTGGTCCTTTTGTTGGTGCTTGGCGTCAGATGCCTCAGGTTGACTACGAGTACAACAAAGACTTCCAACGTCATGAGTATGTTACTACGGCTCGATATGGTGTCAAACTGTATCGTCCTGAGAACATGGTTCGTGTCGTCACTCTTCCGACCCTATCGTAAGAAAGGATGGTGATTCATGTCTTACTATAATGCTGATGGTCTCTATGTATTGACTAACGGGGATCAAGGTGCTGTCAATGACAAAGGTGCTAATGTCTATTCGGATATTAAAACCCTTGTTGTCGATGTTGACCTTGAGACGGATATCTCGCCTAAAGCAAATGATCCGTTCATTCCTGCTGGTTCTTACATTAAGAGCGCTACTGCTGTTGTAACTGAAGCTGCTGCGGGCGGAACC